AAGTAGAGGTAGCATAATGGAAAACATATTTATATCATTCTTGTTAATCGAATTTCTTTTCACAGCGATTTTAGTAATTGCTTGTGCAGTAGATGAATTATTACCAATAGGAGAATATAAAACGTGGCTCCAAAATAGAAACTGGTTCGGTAAGATATATATATTTATTACAATTATATTTACTATTCCTGCAGCAATTATTGTATATATCGCTTTTTTCATTGTGTTCTTAGCAACATTTATTTATACACTTGGAATTAAAGAGGAGAAGAAATAACATGAAACCATATGATGTTGGGCTTGTTTGTGGACGTTTTCAAACATTTCACAAAGGCCATGAAAAACTTATTGATACAGGGTTATTGCTTTGTGATCGGATGCTTATTCTTGTTGGCAGTGCACAAGAATGTGGGACAGAACGCAATCCTTTGAATGTCAATACTAGAATCAAGATGATACGTGAAGTATATGGTGATGATTCGAACATTATGATTTATGCATTATCAGACCTTACTGATGAAAATGATATCACACCAGATTGGGGTAGATATCTTCTTCAAAATGTAGATCGATATATTTATAAAAATCCAGATGTAATGATTTATGGTAATGATGATAGCCGGAGTGGATGGTTCGACAAGAAAGATTTAAAGAACACAACCGAATTAATCATTAATCGTGAAGAATTACCCATCTCTGGAACCATGTTGAGAGCACTTATGATACAGGATAAACGGCGAGAATGGATGACTTTTGTGAATCCTAAGTTACATAAAATGTATGATGAAATTCGTAGTGAACTTATGGAAAGCATAAAGGAGAATTAATGGAGGAAGCAGATATGACACCAGGAAGGCCGCAACAATTGCCTTATGTATCACCACCAGATAAAAAAATGTCTCAGGAAAAATCTGGTAGTAATATTGTTGTTGAATGGATGTCAGCAATAAAAGAAATTGCAGAAAATGGATATGCCTTGCCTAGCGCAAACGTTCATTCGAAAGATGAAAAATTTCAAAGGATTATTGGTATGTGTAATGCAGTTATTATGGTATTAAAGGAGAATTAATTATGGAATTTACAAAAGCAGCAGCATGGATTTCAACTGCATTAGCAGTAATTGTAGGCATTGAAGTCACGCATTCAGCATGGTGCTTATGGGCGTTTTTGTTACCTTTATTAATGAGTTAAGACAATATGAGGAATGAGGTTTTAAATGGCAAAATATCTAATGAAATATAAAGGTACTTACAGACTAAAAGCTGCGATAGATCAAAGTACCAATGATTATCCCAGAGATGATTCTGGAGGAATAGATTCAAGTTTTGATGATATTTATATTAAGTGTTATGGTGGTGCTCAAATATATCATTATGGTTTTTCTACTCTTGTAGCTTATATCCCATCTATAGGAAGAGGACACAATATTTTAAAAGCTATAGCTAATGATATTGGGTTACCAGAATATGAAACTTATGAAGAATTATATAAGGCACTTGAAGATGAAGGAACTGTACGAAGTATCATGGAAAATGACAAAGAAATAGAGTTTAAGTTCCATGCTCGTAAGTTAGAATACATAGCACTTTTTCTTAAACCTGCGATTGCAGGAGCTGATATTAGTCCTTTCTCGACTAAGAACTTACCCAAATGTGATTACCCTATTCCTGAGGAAGATTTAGCAGAATACAACGCTATTTTGGATTCTATGGACAGCAAGGATTACTTGTTAGTCTCTAGGGTAACCGATGCTTTTTTGACCAATAAACTTCAAAAAAGTAAGCAGTATAGGACAATTGATTTGAAAAAAGATATGAAGAAAAAATGTTTAAAAACTAAAGAATATATCCATTCATTAGGCGAATGGAATGAATATATTGAATATTTAAAAAAGGAGATTTGTAAATGAAAAGAATAGCAAAGTTTGAAAAAGTAAGCTTAGAAGAATTCATGAAAGATTGGTGTGATACATTCGAATTAGACACCTCTGACGCTGACACGAGACGTGAAATAGAAGGCATTTATGGGAGTATTGAGCTTCCTAAAAGAGCAACAGTAGGAAGTGCCGGTTATGACTTCTTCGCACCGCTTACACTTAATATGAAACCAGGTGAAACAGTAAAAGTGCCAACTGGAATTAGATGTAAGATTGATGAAGGATGGGTGCTGAAATGCTATCCAAGAAGCGGCCTTGGATTCAAATATCGTCTGCAGCTTGATAATACAGTAGGTATCATCGACAGTGATTACTATAATTCTGATAATGAAGGTCATATCTTTATTAAAGTCACTAATGATAGTAAAAGACCATGGAAAAATCTTAATGTACTTCGCGGAGAAGGATTCGCTCAGGGTATTTTTGTTGAATATGGTATTACTATTGATGATGAAGCTGCAGGAGTACGAAATGGCGGATTTGGAAGTACAACAAAGAATGAATAGGAGGGTTTTATGTGGATCAGAAGTCAAAATCAAGAAAATTATTTAGATGCATCTGGAAAGACATTTTCTATATATAATGGAAATCAGATTCGTATGAAATATGCAAATAGTTCTGTATTACTTGGAGAATATTCTTCTTCTAAAAAAGCACATAATGTATTGAATAAATTAAGAAAACAAAATGATAAATGGCATTCTATGAATGTATTTTATTCAAGTAATAATATGGGTTTAACTATTTCATCTATGAATAATGTACTTGCTGCACTAGAAGAAACCAATACATTTGAAATGCCACAGGATGAAGACGTGTAACTATGCTTACAACAGATAGAGAAAAGACTATATGCGAAAAATATAGCGCATATGATAAAAACAATCGTGTCCATTGTAATGAGTGTCCACTTATTAAAGGGGATCCTGCTCAACATGACTTCCGGTGCAAAGCGAATAGTCATTATAATAGACACACTCGTGAATGGGAATATGATGATTAAAAGTAAAAAAAGAGGCACTCCGTATATGGTTAGTGCCTCTTTAAAGAAAAATGTGTATGGTTATATGTATGAATGCTATACATCAAATACAACCATGCATAGTATATCATTTTATTTGATAAAAAGAAAGGATAACTATGAAAATTCGACTAAATAATTCAGCAGATGCTACGGCTGTTGTATCTATTGCAAATAAGTTTAAAGATTGCGATATTGATGGAAAATTTGGAAGATATATTATAGATCTTAAATCTATTTTAGGAGTGTTATCATTTGAACTTCCAAAAACAATTGAGGTAGTAATTCAGAGTGACAATACTAAATTAATAGAAGATTTGGAGCATCAACTTGGATTTTGGAAAGTAGAAGATGATGATCGCATTATCTGAGAAATATGCTCTAACTATAGATGAGGCCGCTCAATACTTTAATATAGGAAAGAATAAGCTACGTGAGCTTGTTAAAGAACCGGGATGTACTTTTGTCATGTACTCCGGTAACAGGTGTCTGATAAAAAGACAGAAGTTTGAAAAATATTTAGATAGCATTGTCTATTTATAATTGAAAGAAGTCCGTATGTATGATATGATTAATGTAGAAAATTGCCTCATTGTACATACGGACTTTTTGAAAGGATGATGTATAATGGGAAAAGATTTAAAAGGTAAAGAACTCGGAAAGGGCATTTCACAGAGAAAGGACGGTAGATATCAAGCCCGATTTACAGATAGGTTCGGGAAGCGTAGATGCGTATACGGGATAACTTTAAAAGAAGTTAAAAATGCATTAATGAGTGAAGTTGTAGATAATTACAGTAAAAATAATGTAGTAGACTCTAATATGACTTTGGATCAGTGGTATGAAAAGTGGATGAGGGTATATAAAGAACCTGTTCTGAAGCCAAGTACAATTAGAATATATATACGTACATACCATTGCTATATAAAACCTGTGCTAGGCAGATTGCCATTGTCATCAATTACTAAATTGATGGTAACAGATTTACTTAACGGGCTGGGTAAAAGGTTACATAAAAGTACAGTCAATAATATACGTACAGTTTTGTGCGATTTATTCTCTTATGCTATGGATAATGATTTATGTACTAAAAACCCGGCAAAAGGCATAAAAATAATCGGAACTGACAGAAGAAAAATCGTTACCTTATCCCGTGAGGATCAAAGAGATTTCTTCTTTATGGCGAAAGGATGCTTCTATTATAATCTATATATTGTCGCAGTTAATACAGGACTTCGCTCAGGAGAGCTGAGAGCGCTTACTTTAGATGATATTGATTTTGAGAATAATACTATAAATGTTACTAAAACTTTAACTTATTTTAGAAAATCTTCAAAAGATGATTTTTTAGGATACAAAATCAGCATACCAAAAACTAAATCCAGTATAAGAACCGTACCGATGAATTCCATATGCAGAAAAGCAATTGAAGATCAAGTACAGCAGCTCAATACATTGCCACCGATTGATTATGACTCTGACGTTCTTGGTAAGCTCCTTTTCGTGACAAGAAATAATAGACCCTTGATGGATGAAGTACTTGGTAGTTCGATACGTACAGTAAGAAATAATGTTAATAAAATTAGAGCATCTCAAAATCAGCCTCTGATGCCAAAATTTAGTGCGCATACATTTAGACACACATTTGCCACACGCTGTTTTGAGGCAGGAATCCCACCAAAGACAGTACAATCATATCTTGGACATACAAATATTCAGATGACCATGGATATCTATACAGAAGTTTTAAGTGATAAAAAAATGAGTGACATTAAGTTGTTAGAAAGTACGATGAATGATATAAATACGTGCAGAGCATTCCAAAAAATCAGCTAA